TAACTACAAGATAACAGCTATAATTAAAAATCAATAACTTATGAACGCACTTGTACAAATAAATGCACAATTAAAGAAAGTAGGTACAGAATTATGTACTATAAGAAAGTCTTTAGGTTTTAATTTAGAGCATGTAGCAGAAATATTTAACGTAGATAGAAGATTAATTTCAGCTATTGAAAGTGGAGAAAGTAAAAACTTAGAGGTGATTTGTTTATATTGTGATAAATTTGGAGTAGATTTAAAATTAAATTATGAGATATGTTAAAAGCAAATGAATTAAGAATCGGTAACTATATTCAAGATTTTGAAGATAAGCCATATTATTTTAAAGTAGAATCAATAGAAAACAAAGATGGTGAGTTTTGGGTATCATATAGAAATGGTAGTATTAATTGCTCAATAGAGCACATTGAACCAATACCACTAACTGAAGAATGGTTGGTTAAGTTTGGGTTTGAGAAAATAAAAAACACAGAAGTATTTTTATTCGGTGGATATTGGGAGGTGTATTATAATCCTGATTATGAACGTTACTTACTTGACTTAATAAATATTGAAATAAAAGTTGAATCAGTCCACCAACTTCAGAATATTCACTTCGCTTTTACAGGAGAGGAGTTAGTATGCAAATAATTAAACTAATCCTTTCCTTTATCTTAGGCTTCTTACTTTGTTTAGTATGTACTAATGACTTTGAAAAGTACATAGAAGTAAAAGAAGTAGTAAGAGATACAGCAAATCACGAAGGATGCTTAAAGCCTATGTGGTTTAGTAATTATAAAAACGTAACGAATTAAAACGCTACTTTCTAAGCAACAAGGCAACGCCAATTAAAACAAGGCCAAGGCCGATTATTAACCACTTGTATTTATCAATTAAATCCGGCTTCAATTCGGTTGAGTTAACCATAAAAGGAACTTCTTTAATTATTCTTATAGTATCACACTTCCCATTTAAGTAAACCGTTGAATCATGCGTATTATAAAAATACTTCATGGTTAGCCTACCTTCTTTTATTACGACGGTGTCTTTTTGGTTGTACTGGAATACTGTGTTTGTTTGTACGCTTCTTATAAAGGTTGTATCGTGCCTATAAATGGTATCCGTTAGTAATGTAGTGCCACATTTTTTTTTGGCACGTTCTAAATGCCAATTACAGTCGCAACCAACAATAAAAATAACAATAAGTATTAAAATATTTTTAATCATTCTTTACTTGTTCCGTACTTGCTTTTCCTTTAATTTTCTCGTATGAGTTCATACCTAACCCGGTGGCAGCAAAAATAAAATCGGTTGTTAATATGTATTCCAAATGTGCCCAATTTCCATTTTTTACTGCCCATATAAGCCAAGTAAATTGTGTTACTGTAGCAAGTATCACCAACGCCCAAAAAGCAGAAAGTTTTTTTGAGCTTGCACCTCCCGGTTTATTGTCGGCGGATCCTGCAAGCCATTTTAAAATTTTATCTATGTATTCACTCATTTTTTTATTTCAATTGTGATATTGTGTGATTTATTCAATATGCTTACAAGGTCGTTTTCTGCTTTTGTGCTTTCAAATACTGAATTATACGCTTTTTTATAACCAACTAAAGGGCACCCGTGCGAATCTTCTGCGGTGTTTCCTCTATGAAGCCTCACACCCTCAAAACCCCTAACACCTATTAAAAGAGGTAAAACTCTTTTAAATCGGTTGCTCATTGTCATTTTAATTTCGTATGTTCCGTAAGGTATTGCGGTAACACCAAATACTTTTACTGTATTTATCCATACTAAAGCATCCGTTTGTTTTAATCCCCTATCTTTATCCTCGCACGTAAAACAAAAAAATTTGCCGTCAATATACAGTTCGCCGATTGTTGCTTTTTCTGTAAATTCTTTTCTGATTAATTCTAATTTCATTCTTCTTCGGGTTTATCCGGGACTTTTGGCGAAATTGGAAGAGTGGCAAATTTGCCATTTAGCGCATACTTTTCACCCATGTCTACCCGGTACATTAATACTGAAAGTGCGGTTTTAATATCTGAAATTTCTTTTGTTTTGTTTGCTAATTCTTTTACAGTTTCCTCTAATTTCTCAATTCGTGGAATTAACACCTCGGCTAAAGTTGATTTTATAGTATTTTTTACAGTTTTAGAAAGATATTCGCTCATTCCCCAACCTGCAGTAAATACAATTGAAATAAGAATTACAAATTTTTTAGCTATATCGTAGAATTTTTCCACCAGTTTTAAACATTTATTTTTTAGTCACTCTTACGTTGAAAAAAATACCTGACTCGTTAAACATTCCGTCAATAACAAACTTCTTACCGCTCTCATCTAACACTTGGTTTATTTTACTTAAAACAGCGTTGTTTTCTTCCGCTTCTTTTGCTAATAAAAGCTCTTGAGCTTTTTCTAATTCTGATTTTTCTATTTCTGCCATTGTGTAAAAATACAAATATTTTTTTAATTTATTGTTCTAACAACTGAAGGGTCTGACATTAATCCCGGAAACATTTGTGTGGTTTTAACATTAGGTTGGTTTTGAGCAAAACCATTGGGAAGCTGATTTATATACTCTACGCCAATGTTATTGCCCTTATTTCCGTTTGTGGTGCAAATTAATAATGTTCCTGTTGTAACTTGGCAATCTGACACCATTACATAAAATGCCAATTCTTGAATACCCGAAGTAAGAGCTATCGAATATCGGGTTCCGGCAATTGAATTCCTTACCCTGCATGGAAAATAAGGCGAGCCACTAAAAAATTTATCCATTGTTATTGTTATTGCTCCAATAATGGTAACACTATTAAACAATATATGGTGAATATTTATTAATGTACACACAAACAAAGATAAATTTGTTCTTTGGGTTCTTATAATTCCTCTTCTGTATTCCAATACCTTGCCCGCTGTTCCTCCGTGACAAAATGTGTTTCCGAATGTTACAATACCATTTGCTTCTATATAAATGTTTAACGCCAATGAAGATAATCCTGTGCTGCTAATTGTTCCTGTTCCTAAAATATAAATGTCCGTGCTTCCAGTTGTCACAAATCCGTTTTGAACACTCATGCTGCCTAAAACATTAATTCTGTTACCGTTAATAACGTATGAATTATTTGTTCCACCTATTGTTAACAACACTCTTACAGAGAAAGGAGAATTTATTGTGTGCGTTAAACTTGCGCCCGCAAGCAAAACATTATCTAAAATTAGTCCATTTAAGTCAATGGTAGTATTTATGCCGGAACTAAAAGATTGAAAACTAACAGTTGCACCAGTTGAAACTATTGTTCCCGATGACCACGTCATTGTTCCTCCCGCATAACGTATGTTTCCACTTAATGTAATTGTCCCCGATGTGTTAAAAGTTACATTATTTCTTAACTCATTTCCTGCGCTGTTTGTCCACGTTGTTGTGCCTTGAAAAATAATGTTTGTTGTACCCTCAACCCTTCCAGAGCCATGAGTTAAATTACCTTCAATATAAATGTTATTTCCATTTATTATGTTTGTTGTTGTAGAACCATTTAGTGTTAATAATGCCTGAGTTGTCCAATTGTCGGCAAGCGTAAAAGTTACTGTTGAACCCGTTAATGTCAAAGGAATATTAATTGCCTTACCATTACTTGTTAGGGTTGCCGTTGCGTTACAAATTAATGTTCCACTCCCTGAAAATGTCATGCTTGCAGAGAGGGTTATGTTTCCGCTTGAGGTAATATTAAAAGCAAAATTAATATTGTTTGAGTAATTAGTGAAATTTATACTCAAACACGCCCTATTAGATGCGTTAACTGTACAGTTTCCGCTGTTGTTATCAAAAAAAACATCATCTGAAGAGGTGGGTACAGAAAAACCACCCGCTCCGCCTGAAGTATCACTCCAATTGGCGGTATCACCCCAGTTTGCCCCAATATTTAAAAAATACCGTGCTGCCATTTATTAATAATCACCAGCGTATGCAACTGCATCAACTTGGTCTTGCGCTCCCGCATAAACCGATTGACAAACCGCCATGATTTGCCCCGACCTCATAATGATTGGTTGGTCAAATGTGTAAACAGAAGTTGAACCAATAACAGTTGTTGAACGTGTTGCTGCTACTCCAATTACCTCACCTATTAAACGGTAATTTGCTCCTCCCGTATCAGATAAAAATATTCTGAATACTTTTGCTGAACTTGCTGCTGCTGATGCTTGCGAATTTAAAAACCGCACACCATCAACACGGGTTCCGTCTGTTCCTGCTGTTACAACTGTAACGAGTGAACCCGAACCGTCAGAAGCGGTGTTTGCTGCTGTTAATCTTCCGGGTGTAAAACTTCCACGGATTAAAAATATTGGATCTATGTTTGCGGCCATTTTTCTTAAATTTGATTGTTATTTGACTCTTCGATTGCTTTTGCTTTGTACAGTATTAAATCTGCTTCACTCGTTTCTGTTATGGTTATTTCCATAACATTGTTAGATACTTTACGAACAATTTTAATTTGTTCTATGCCAACCGGGTTAATACTTCCTTTTGTTTCTGTACTCTCATATATTCCGTCAGCAATACCCTCACACGCACTCGTGTATTTAACTTCTTTTGTTGGGTCTGATACAATAACTGTTTTGTCAGGTGCTATGTATTTCATGTTTTTTATTTTATGTAAAGTTGTAATAATTAAATAATTTTTCACCTCTTCCTGTTCCACCAGTTGTCGAACCACCACCGCTTACAGTTGGAAGTTCAAATCTTGCGTTTGTATTATTATCAAACCTCAAGTCAATATTTGCCGAAGAGGATAACATTTGAGCATAAATTTTAACCACAATTCTATCCGTTGCATTTAACGCAACGTTGGCCGTTGAAAAAGCATAAACAGTATTCTGAACAACCGTATTAACAGAGGTTTCAGAAGAATAATCGGAAGTTGCAATAAGAGTTTCAACACCTCCCGGCTGTGTTCTTTTGTAAATCTCGTAATATGTTCTGTAATTATTTGAACCCGCAGCTTTTTGAGTTTCATAGTGCATTAAAAAACTTCCCGAAGGTAAAACAGTTATATTTGGGTTGTTAATATTCGTTGCAAACGCTTTTAATAACGTTGGCGTGGTTGTAACCGCAGTTGTTATTGTTGTTAAAGCACCCGGTGTAAAAACAGTTAATTCAATTTGCTGATTATATGTAGCAATATCGGAAGCCGTCAATGCTAACATATACCTAATTGTTTTTGCCGTGCTTGCTACTAAATTACCGTTAAGTTTTTGGATTGCTTGCAAGATTGAATCAGTCGGCTGAACCGTTCCCGCTCCTGAAACATACCCTGTTAAAACTTTGCTTATAACTGTAGCATTTGAAACTGTATTGGCTATTTGTTGAGCCGTTAATTTAACTGTAACACCGCTTTGAACAACCGGAATAGACTCGGAACCACTTGGCGTTGAGCCGGAAGCTAATGCTGATATTGTTGAGTCTGCCATTATTCTATTAAAATTTTGTCGTTATTTTCTTGTAAAATATAAAACCCGTTTTCTTGCAATAAGTAACTAAATTCTGAGCCCACAAATATTCCACCGGTTGCAATATTTATACTGTTTTTAAAGTAATAATTTTGAACAACATCATTACTTTTTGTATAAATAAGCGTTTTTCCTTTTGCATCTTCTAATAAATCCGCAAAAGAATTTGCTTGCACTAATTCAAGTGCTTTTTCCGCCTTCCCGTAATATTGCAAAGATAAGTCAAAGATGTTTTGCCTATCGGCTATTGTTACAACTTTATCCTTTGGATTTTTTACGCTAACGGCCTCTTTTAATGTTTTTAATTCAGGTGTATATTGAATAGTTAACCCGGAAGCATCTTGCAGCATATCAGTTAAAACACCTTCGTTTTCCTGAATTAGTTTAAGTATGCCACTGGCATCCTGATAAGCGTTTAAAGCTAAATCAAACAATGTTTGCCCATTATTTACGTACGAAGTTGTCAAGGCCTTTTAGCGTTTACATAATAATCATAAGTTCCACTTGGATTTGAAAACAGTTTTATTTCTTCAACCTCGAACCCGTCGGCCTCTAATTGTACTTGCATGCTTCTTTTTAATGTTACGCCTTGGCCTGCAGCATTTGCAAACTGAATAATACCAACGCCACAAAAAGGGTATTGTTTCCAATTTCCCGGAAATGTGTTTATAACCAAAACAATATGTTGCGTATCACTTTCTCGTAACTGAAAATCACCGTTTGATATTGTTACGTCGTTTTCGTCGTCTAATATAATATCCTTAACCATATTTTATTTCTAATTTATATTTTTTTCTTCAACCATAATAAAACCTATCCGTTCCCGTGTAGAACGGTCGTATTTTCTAATGTGTTCGTTACTATTTGAGGTAATACAACCGCATTAAATACTGCGGAAGAGGCACCGCCATCTATTGCGGAAGAATATACAGCTATTGCCGTGCCTATTGCAGTTTTTAAAGTATTAATTTCAGTTTGTAGCGTATTTAATTGGGTTATTAAATCCTGAACTTTTACAAGTCCCCCATTAACATCCCCCGCTAATTGTATTTCTTGTACTTCGCTAAACATTGAAACAAACGCAACACCCGGCGAAATAACAGAAATATAAACAAAACTACCTACTGCGGGTACTATTAAAAACCCGTTGTTAGGGTTTGCAATAAGTTTAACGTCGCCAAAATCAGCATCACCATTAACAGGAACACAATAACACGTTTTGCTAACAAGGTTAACAGAGTCAACCGTGCAAAGTATATTTGTTGCGCCTTTGTCGCCTGCAATTTTCTTTATTGCATCTCTTATTTGTTTATTTCCACTCATCCAACTTTTTCGCCTAATGTTTTTATTTGTCTATACCCGCCGCTAACCGTTAATGAACGCCTTACTTTTGATACTAAATAAATACCGTTTTGTTCGGGAAGTTTAGTGCTAACCAAATTAACCCTATCCCCAAACGTAGCGTAAGGCTCCCCAAATGTTTCTAAATCACCCTGAAAACCCGTGTATTTATTATCTTTTAACCATGCCTCGGCAACCTCTTTTAATTCGGTCGCATTCATATTATGTTTATGGATTGTTCTTTGTTCCCCGTCAGGATCGCCCACCTCAACCTCAATTTTACTATTGTCGTCTTGTATGCTAACGGCCTTAACTTTTACACGAACATCCTTTTCGTCAACCCATTCTAAGTCATTTAGATTTATTACTTGTTTTTCAACGTATAATTTAACCTCGTTTGTTGTGCTTGCGTTATTAGCAAATCCAACGTACAAAATACCCTCTTTAAAATAACTATAAAGGCCGTAATTATCTTTTAACTCCTCTAATACTTGGGCAGGCGTTGCGTTACTAACTCTAAATTGTCCAAGGTTTATATCTTGAAAATAATTAGTTTCATCTAAGTTTGCGCACTTTATATCGGTTGTTAGAATATGGCTTAATAATTCGTTTAACGTTATTTTGTCACTGTAAACTTTGGGTTTTCTTAGCGGTTTTCCGTTTTTTCCTAACGTTTGTTTGTAAACCTTTTGCGGGTAACTAACCTCGTATTGTTTCAGTAACCACATTTCATCTTCACACTCCAACTCAATCGGAATTTTTGCATATACTTTTGAAATATACCCGGTAAATAGCTTGCGCATACGTGGGTAATACCCTGCATTAATTTGTATTGAATCCCCTCTTTTAAATAAAGGGTTTTGGCCTGCAAATAAATCAATACCTTCAAACTTTAACTTGCGTGGTATAATAACCTTTGCCGTTTGGGTTAAATTCTCATAGGTTTCCTCTATTTCAAAAGAGTTAACGAAGTTGAATTTTATCTCTTCGCTTCCGTTATTAATAATTATTTCAAATACCGGCTGTAACATTAAAAAAATGAAGTTCTTTTATATTTATCTTCGTTCTCGTTTTTAATTTCAAAAGGCGTTTCGCTTATGCAATTTAATTCATAATCCACAATATTTCTGAACCCTTTCCTTGGAACAAAAGAATAAGTTTCAATTACAAGGCTGTAAATTTGCAGGTAATTCAAAAATTCGCTTTCCACCTTTAATTCAAATGGTGCTTTACAAAATTTATGCAAAGTTTGTACTTGTAAATAGGGAACTACGTTTGCCTCGTCAGTAAATGAGCCAACTATGCTAATTTGATAATCACCGTCGCTCATGTATTCCTTAACGGTTCCGTTCTTACCTGCAATTTCCGTTTTTACAATGTTTCTGCTTTGGTTAACCTCAAGCATAACAGTGTCAAGTGTAAACTTGCTACCAGGTAACACTGCCACCGTTTCCCCGTTTTCATCTTCATAGGTAACACCACCAAAAGAAACAACGTCATAAATAGGAAGTCCGAACCATGACTTTTTATCGTGCACGTCCGGGTTAAATTCTGTTTCTGCCTCTAATCCGTCTTTGTTTAAATTAAAAAATTTCGGTTTAATTAACCCTAATCCGGCACCCTTTAATGTTACTTTTGCGTACCCTGCAGGATTTGACTGAACAGGAAGTATAAAATTTTGTTTTGCCATTATCTTGCTGCCATTAAATTAACATCATTAACCGCTTCTAATAAAGCCTTACTTACCATTTCTTTTATTTTAGCAGAACCTTCCTGCATGTTTGTTGTATTTATGTTCAACTCTTCAACTAACTTGGTAATATTTATATAAAGGTTTTTTGGTGAACGTCCCGTAACTTCCGTTCCGCTTCCAAGGCCACCACCGTCTGAACCGCCTTTTATTTTATCTGATGCTCCACCGCCTGCGCCCGCAATTCCTTCAATTCCACCGCCGGCCTCAAGCATTTTTTCTTTTCTAAATGAAGTAAAGCCCTTAACTCTTCCCTCTGTAAATGCTTCGCTTTCTGTTTTGGCTGTTTTATTTAATGCCCAGTCAAGTGAGGCTTGTTGCATTTTTTTAAAATCACCGCTAAATAATGCGCTTATAAATTCAGCAATTGGGGCAAATTTGTTTTTAAACATTTCAACAATACCCATAATAGAAGCCCGAAATCCCTCTACATTATCCCATAAATACATAAACCCGTCGGCCAATGCAAGAACCCAACCGATAATAGGAACTGATTTAATTGCAGTACCTATGCCTTTAATTCCCCTGCTTAAATATACGCTTGCAACCTGTGCCTTTGTCATACCCATGGCCATGGCTCTATTTGCTACGCCAAACATTCGGGTGCCTACTGCTGCAAGTTTTATCTTTAAATAATAGCTTCCCCAAAGGACAATTAATGTTTTTATTAACGGCATAAACTTAATAAATAAATCCATTAATGCTGTTAATGAAACAACAACGGCATTAATTAATGGTTTTGCCTTTACAAAAATCTCATTTAAAAAGTTTTTGAATGAATCGGATAAGTTACTTAGTCGGCCACTTGTTGAATTTGCCAAATTACCCAATGCACCGAAATATCTTCCGCCTTCTGCAGCCGCCATATTTAAAGCACCTGTTATTTGCTCATAATTTGCTTGTTGGTCTTTTAAAGCAATATTGTTTTTCTTGTAATATTCTTCAAGTATTGGAAATATGCTTATTCCGGCCATTCCAAATTGTTTAATATCTACTGCGGTTGCCTTGCCTGTGTTTTTAATCTGTTGTAAGTTAAAAACCATTCTTTGTAAAGTGTCCTCTGTCCCACCTGTTGCCGCAACTGCATTTGCTAATCCATTGAAATCTTCTTTTGCTTTTTTCGCATTAATACCGGCACTTATTAACGCTGCGTTTCCTTGTAATAGTGTTTCAAATCCAAAAGGGCTACGTGTTGATTCATCTTTTAAGTCATTAAATACAGCCTTTGCAGCCGAAGCACTTTTTAATAATGTTGTCAACTGAATTTCTGCACGCTCAAACATTGAGCCTGTTTCCAAAATCTGCCTTCCCAATGCCGCAACACCCAAACCCAAACCGATTTTTCCTAAACCACTTTGTAAACGGTTCATTCTTTCGTCAAGTTTCTGCGCTTCTAATTGTGCGCCTCTTAACGACTTACTAAATAAATCCTTTAGGGTTAGTTTGTATTCTAAATTATTGCTCATTATTATTGTTCTGCTTTTCTACTATTTGGCCTGTAAACTTTAAAACAAACATCATTTCCGCCACCCTTTTACACCATTTCGTATCGCTCCACTTATTCGGGTTTTCCTTATAATAAAAAAGGAGGAGAGCATTGTTTTTTGCAACCTCGTCCTCCTTTAATAACTTGTGATATTTCTCTAATTTTTTTTTATTGTCGCTTGTTGAACAGTCAACAATTCAACAATTGCACTTTCGCAACTTGCAACTGCATCATCATTTTTTAAAACAAGCTCCAATTCGTCCCCCCCTATTCTCAACTTCTTCAAACAGGCTACAATTGCCTTGTATGAGTCGTTTTGAACCAACTTCGCAACCATGCTACGAGTTGACATATCAGGTTTTTTTAAATAAAGAACTGCTTTTTTTGTTTCGTCGTCCTCGTCAAGTGGAACTTCTAAAGTTATCACTTTGCCGTGGATTTTCTTTAATTGTTCAAGTTCGATTTTTAAACTTTCATTGTCTTTCATAAGTAAAATATTTTATACAAAGATAAAATTATTTTATTACGAAATCCACTCAATATGAGAAATAATTAATTCTAATTCAACCGGAATTGACGTGTCGCCTTGGTTAACCTTACGGCTATTTCCTGTAAAACGTACATTTCTTAGTTTGTGTACTCTTGTTACCAATTGGTCGTCAACATAAGCAACTTGAATATCAAATTCAGGAATTTTATTTAAACGTCCTTTTGGTGCAATTGCTTGAATTGCCTCAATCTCTTCCATTAAAACCGTGATTTTTGCTGACGGTGTTATTGAACCATATCCACGAGAAACAGGAAATTCACCGGCACCGTAAACGTTTGCCATTTCTTGTTTTTCTTCGTATTCAACGCTTGTTATACCCACTAAAGGAACACCAAGCACGTTACAAATGATATCTGACCATTCGTAAGATTTTCCATTTATTAATGGTGGTAAGTCGTATGCCATTATGCTGATAATTTAGGGGTGAAACCAATATTTACTGTTATCTTTCGTGCAACTCCTACCGGGATAATTTCCAATTTTAAAGTTACATTACTTGTTGAAACAACGTTTTGTGCAGGATCAATCACAACTTGAAATTCTGATATTTCCCCATCACGTTGCATCTGTTCTAACCCTCTACCCGCTTGAGTTTTAAAGTAGTTAACGGTATCAATTCTCATTTTTCCGTCAGCCTGAACATAAAGCGGGCTACTCAATAAAGGAGTTATTAAAGCTCGAACAGTTTTTATTGCCTTGTACATTGTTCTATTTCTTTCAATGTATGCAAAATCATTTGTTACGGTTACACTCGAAGGTGAATCAGTAAAATAACTTCCTACAACGTCAGTTTGTTTTTTCAACGCTAAATACCCGTAAGTATCTAATGTTGTCTTTAATCCGTCGCTTAAAGAAGTCCATAAATCACCGTTTCCGTATGCCAACGTATCCATTTCGGTTGTTGCCATATTAAATTTACCTACCCATGCAATTGACTCATGTACTGCTGATAATGCAACTGTTCCAAGTGCTAAACCTACGCAACCAATTGTTTTTTCGGTTGCTCTGTATAACGCTTTTCCAATAGCTCCACCGTCTTGGCCAATACAAACTGTTACTTGTGGCGAATTTAATAAACGGGTATCGGTTAATGCTGATAAATTTGCTGTTCCCGAAATCTCTGCTTGGTATAAAACAATTAACGGCTTTTTATTTGTTTCAAGTGTAGTTAATACAGCTTGAATTCCGGTAACTTGGTTTGTTGCCCATGCTGTCCCCTTTTGGTAAACACCTAATTGGCGAATCTCACCATTTGCAAAGTTTTGTAATTCTGTAATTTTTGCCCAAGTTCCTACGTCTGCCAATGCTTGTAAACTGATATACAATTTACCTTTTGGTTGCGCTCTGAAAAACTCTGAAACATGATAATGTAAAATATCAATATCCGAAGCAACACCACCTGAAAACGCTGCGTTTGTAGCCGTTGCAGTTCCTGTAATTGTAACTGTGAAAGTCCAACCGTTCGCAGCCACACCGTTTCCGTCCGGAGCCGTTACGGTAATAACGCCCAATAGGTTTGTTGCGCTAAATCCGTGTGTTGCTGTTCCTGCGTTTATAGCAGCAACAACCGCAGCGGCAACTGTTGTTACTGTTGGAGTCGAGGGAACCGTTCCAGTGCCTAAGTCAATAGTTCCGTAATCGGTTACAACCTCAACCTTAATGGTATCATTCTGAGCACCGGCACCAGTTATTGTAACTGTTCCTGTTGCATCTGTTTCGCCTAAATGAGTGTCGGTTATTCCTAAATCCTCCGCTTCTACTAAACTGTACACAATTTTTACCCTGTCGTTTGTTGTAAAACCACTTGGTAAAGTTGCCCCAGTATAAAATAAAAGCCCGCTAATATGGTCGTTATTTGGAAGCGGTGTTCCAAGGCCGTTAGCGTTTTTATTAAATATAATTTCGTTAGGCATCTTTTATTTCTTTTTATATTTTTTCACTTCCTTTTGTTCGTTAGAATCTTCAGTGCTTTCAGTTTCCACTTCCTCACCTCTAATAATGTACAGTTCTAACTTGTGATCCTTAGCGTGTTGTTTCATTGCCTCAATTGGATTGTCAAGATATACAGCCCCGTCGCCTGTAACGACAATGGTTTTGTAATCTTCACTAATTGTATGAGGAGCGGCCAACTCTTGCGCTTTTTCTAATGTGATTTGATTTTTCATTCAAATAAATATTTAAACAAAAGGGGGAATTAACCCCCCTCTTGTGTTAGGTTATTAATTAGTTCGCTTGAACAATTGCAACAATACCTGTTTGGCTTGTACGCATTTTGCTCGCTCCAAATAATTGGAATGATGAAATAACTGTTCCGTAGTATTCTGCTACGTTTTCGTTAATCATTACTTCGGTATTACCCATTGCCTTAGCAACGAATGCCGGGTGATACGCTAAACAAGCTAAGTTGTCAGTAGTTGCCGGTGAGCTTGGTGTTCCTGAATCATTAACCGCTTTTAACGCAGGTGTTGCACTATTATCGTAAACAACAACTGTTGAACGAATCATAATATCAAAGCCATGGATACGGTTTACAACTCCCGAAGGTAATGCCGATTGTCCGTAAGAATCTTGACGGTAAACGTCTTGAATAGCTAACAACTGAGCGTTGTACATTGATGAAGGCATTAATAAAATACGGCCTTCCGACGGAACATTTGCCTCATCTAATTTTCCTTTTGCATTTAAAATGTCTGCTAAGGTGATAGCTAAACGAGTTGAAGTAGCTGAAGGTGCCAAAGCGTTACTTACAGCCGAACCGGTTGTTTTTACAAAGGTTCCCGCTCCTGCAGGTGCCCACTTGTATAATGCGTTATTTACTAACACCTCTTCCAAAGTGTTAATGTGTTGACGTAACACGCTCATACGCTTGTCGTATGATAAAAACGCTGTTTCTTGGCCTTTCTCAATTACAATTGGCTCCAAATAATATGTATCCATATCGTAAGTAAGTTCCGAATCCGAACGCTGAGAAATAGCAGCCGGTAAAGAGTTGATATTCTTTGTTACGGTTGGATTTGCTCCCGCTTGAGGAACGTGTACAGTTTTGTAGTTAACAAAACCGTCGTGATTTGTTGCACGAGTAATAATTGCGTTGTTTTTGAAAAGGTTCTCTTGAATATCAGATAGCCATTGTTCTCTATTTAATCCCATTTTTTTGTGTTTTTATATTAATTAATCAATTTGATAACCAGCAGAGGTTGCAATAAACGCAGTACCATTGTAAATAAGTTCAGTTACTTTGGTTTTTCCTGCTACACCTGTTATGGTTGGCATTGTTATACCGGTTCCGGCAATTGTTGTTTCGGTTCCAGTTGTTTTAGCAGCAATGTAAATTCTTGCGCCTGCCTTAACGTCTTTTGAGATAGTTAAGTTTAAGGTTCTGTTTCCTGTTGCTGTAGTAGTAGTACCGTCAATAATTAAATATTGGTTACTAACTGTAATTGCTTGTGCTCCTGTTGCAGATAAAGCAACTACCTGAGCAGCCCCGAAAGGGTAATTTATTGGCATGGTTTATTTGTTTTTATAAAATTGGTTATACATGTGTTGATATAATTCAGGAGTTTCGTTTTGGATTTTTTCTAATCCTTTTGGGTCTTTCTTTTCCCAATCACGTATAGTCCAGTTTTCACGACCTTCCCCTGTTTTGATATTCTTTACATCAAAAATCTTTACAGCATCTTTGTTGTTAGTAATTTTGCTAAACATATTTTCCACCGAAGCAAAATCCACTAAAGCAAGTTTTTTGTATTGCTCTTTTTCTGTTTCTGCAATTTTCTTTTCCTTTACAGCGTTTTCAACAAGTTCAGTAGCTTTTCTATCCGCTTCTTTTTCTGCGGCTTCCTTAGCTTCTGCCTCTTTTTTCTCAAAATCCGCTAACTTGTTTTTAAGTTCTTCGTTTTCTTTTTTTACAGCCTCAATTTCGCTGTCTTTTGTTTCTATTGCTTTTACAACTTCCGCCTCAGTAGCGTTATTTTGTAATTTAAGCAGGTTTGTTACTTTTTCCATTTTAGGTTTTGTTAATAAATTATTGTATATATTCATTAAGTCAGCAAGGTTTTCAGTTTTGCTTACTTTGAATTTTTTCTTGCTTGTTACTACCTCATCAATCATTCCCGCCTTCAATGCCTCTTCTGCAGTCATCCATGTTTCAACATCCATCATTAAAGAAATCTCATCTTTGCTCTTTTGGCATCTGTTACTTATAACAGTTAATAGCGTTTCCTTTACTGCGTTTAATACTTTGTCATCACCGCCCGAAGGATTATGTAACATAAGTAAACCATAATCGGCCATGTAACATTTTTTTCCTGAAACCGCAATTACTCCCGCAATCGAAGCAGCCAAACCGTCAACAAATGTGTTTACTGGTTTTTTGCAATTCATTATTGCAGAAATCATGCTGTAACCTTCAAAGACCGAACCTCCAATTGAATTTATTCTAACGTCAATGCCTTTTATCTCATCTTGTTTAGAAAGCCAGTTTAATTCGTCTGCAAATCTACTTCCGCTAATTCCCGGAATGTAGTTATTGTTTGAATCAAATCCGTCCCCAATTCTGTCATATACTAACATTGTTGCTTTTTCGCCGTCAATGTTTTGAATATGTTTAAAATCGCTTAAATTCATTTTACAATTACAAAAATAAATAATATCTTTACCTAACCCTTAAGTTGTAACAACAAAATGAGCAACACCGGTGGAAGCCACACGCCCGATGCGCTAAGAGAAAAAATGCTTAGTTATAAAGTTAAATGTACAACGTATTTACACGGTACAAATAAAAATTCTTTTCTATTAGATTGCGTAAGGCAGGGAACTTATGAGGCCGAACACCTTCGCTGTATTGTTTCTCTTTACTACGAAATAATAAAAGAAAAACCCGAACTCAAAGACAAGTCTTTTGAAAAAGTTCGGGAATATGTAAAAGATAAACTTAGTTATTAATTACCAAAGAGCAGGTTTTACAATTTCCTCATAAGATAAAACCATATTCGATAATAGAGTTTCGTTAGCCGCAGGTGCATTTTCTAAACGAACAAAAATTACAGTGCTTGCCGGACAATTTCTATACACATACTTTATATACCCCCTACTTTGTATTTTTTGATTTGCGGCAGCACCAAACCCTGACATTCTATGGGCCGACACCCTTAATTGCGTACCTCCTCCACCGCCGTATTTTAACACTATGTTTGGCGATACACTTCCTGATGTAACTTGCTCCATTGTTAAGTCATATTGAAAACATATTTCTAAATCGCAAATTCTGTTTGGGCTTGTAAATGTTGCGCCTGTTACGGACTCTGCTATTGCCCCTGTATTTGCAAAGTTAGTTGGTGTTACCTCTTGGTAATGTATTATTTTTCCTAAATTATTCAAGTCAAACAATCCAGTGCCGCTCAATTGGTCAACAACTTTTAATCTTCTTATTTTATGTACGCTTCGAGGAATTAAATCACTGAATGTAACAGGATCAATTGTGCCGTCGTTTGTTTCATCTAATACAATAACGGGAACATTTGAGTAAGAAAGCAAGCCCATTGCGCCCGGAAAATAATATAATTCACCTGAGTAATAAATCCACCCGTTAAATATTGTATTTCCACCTCCTGATTTGTCGCACCCACTTACAGCAACACCCGCAACACCCGAATAACCGTAAAGGTTTTCACCTATCATGTTATAAACTATTCCTCTAATATCCTCGCTAATTCTGTTTTGCAAAAAGTCCAAAGACTTAGCCGTAAAAGGTTGTTGTATTGACGGGTCGGTTACGAATGATGTACTAATTTTATTTGCCATTGTTTATTTTATTAATATGTTAATACGTGCTTACCGAGTAAGTAATTCCTGCTAATTTAAAACGGTCAACCCAATTTCTTATTACCCCTTCTCGTATTGCGTTAGTAGAGCCCAAAGAAGTGAATAATGCTAACGGAACCATTACAGTAAAGTTATAAATTGTAACCGTATTTATGTTTGCTAAATAGTCGCTTGCATAAATAGAATCATTAACAAGTTTTGAACTTGTTTCCCCGTTAAATCCTAACCAAAAATTTGAGGCCGTTAAATTATTGACTAAATAAATTTGATTTGCCGGTAAAGGGTTTTGAAAATATTTATTTAATGATGCTTCGAGTTCAATAATTTGTGAATTTGTTTTTGCTCTTTCAACTGCACCTAAGAAATTTTCGTTTATTACTTTCCAGTATGTTGTATCTGTTGGCGGTATACCTGCAATTGGAAGCGTTGGAACAATTATGTATTCGTAAACTCTTCTATCAGTGTAAACAACTCTTGCGCCAATACTGTATGTTGCTAAGTTGTCATAATCCGGGTATCCTGAGCCGTCTTTATAATCACGAAATATTTGCCACGCTCTTTGTATCGGCCAAAGAATAACACGAAGCCATGCAAGGTGCTTACTTCCTCGTATAGCGGGCGGTGTTAATTGTTCGCCGAATACATCTGTATCAAAATTATAAATACTCATTTTTTATTCGTGGTCGTCTGCAAGTAGTGCGTTTAATTCCGCTTGTGTGTCAACTGATTTTTCAAATGTATAAAAAGTATTATCACCTTCTACCCTATCAACCTTTAATTTTACAACGTCGGTACCTTCATATAAATAAATAACACCTAACTGTGATGTTACCATGTTTATTGTGGTTCCACCTAATTTTATAAAGCTTGGATATGGGTTATTATCAACTGTTAGTGTTACAACTTCTGTACCACCCTCAGGAATTGTTAATGCTAAAAATTCTTCTCTTGTCATTTTTATACTGCGTTATAAGTTATTGTATTTACAAATAAATTTCCTACCGTTGTTTCTTCTACAACATAACCGGCATAAAGCGGAAGTGTAGTATAAACAGTTGTAAAGTTATTAATTAATTTTGTTCTATTAGCAAACGGTATTGAATCCGCTCTTAAAGCCAATTCCTCAATAAACACGTCGTTAACACCCGGTACTGCTTGTAAATAATCAATCAATTGTATCACATAAAATATTCCGTCGAAAGGAATATTCGCCATGTACTCAGCTATTGCAGCCTCGACGTTTGTTTGAATAACTGAAGTATATTGCCCGTCGTATGTTATTGTTGCTTTGAAGTATAATTTATCCGACGTTAAAGATTGTGCTAATATTTGAGTACCTGCAAATCCAATGCCTTTGCCGTTTGTAGAAGAGCTACCAGTGTTGGTTAAATATCCTTGCAATGAAGATAATTCCCCTGCTGATAATGCTATTGGTGGTTCGTTTTTTGCAACCTTAACACTTATAATTCTGTTAGCCTGTGTTTTTACTGCGCACCTTGTAATTATTCGCTTTGTTGCATCTACTGTTTGGTATGTTGGCACAAAGTCAACTAATTCTACCACTTGAGGAGTTACAGCATCGTATTGAAACTCTAAAACTTTTGCCTGTAACCACCTATCGGAACCTACCGGAGCCTTTGCTACAATGTCCTCAAGTTCTACCTTGAAAATATCCCACAATTGTTCATGTAAGTTAATAACTAACGCTGTAATGTATTTCCATAGTCTATAAATAGCAGTTTGTGAGGTGCTATTAAGCCCTGAAAGGCCTGTTTCTGCGGCCTGTTTAGCATCTAATTCTAATAATATTGTTTCTACGCTGCGTGCCATTTTATGGTGTTAATGTTGTTACTATGTCGTTATTTATTACCTCTGTTGCGTTTGTTGTTGTTGTTGGCCTTATACTTCCCGCATCATCTTTACCAACGGTTAAATAATCCTGAATATAATCTTGCACATTTGGGTGGTCAAAGTTTTGTGTTTCTGCAATTCTTTTTAGTTTACTCCAATATCCCGACCTAAATCGGTGCACTGTTTGAAAAACTGTTTGCACAAGGCTTAATATTGCCGTGTCCTCATCTTTGTAACTTTCAAAAACAATGTGTAAACGAACCGTTGTTTCATGTTGTTGTACACCCTCAAGTAAATCCTTAAAAGTGGAAGGTAAAAACTCAATAAATATTGCCGGCCGTAAGTATGGCTGTTCAACATTTTCTCGCTCTATTTGGTTTCGCCAAAGAGCAACGTGTTTAATTCCCGCAATTCCTTCGAGCTCAGGTTTTAAATCATTGTATAAAGTTAATTTACTCACTTAAAAATGTTTTTTATAATTCTGTCAAATTTATCTCTTAATTTTCTATTTAATACACCTGAATATCCAATAAATTGGCGTTTTGGCATTTTAAAAGAATGTTTTCCCCATGCCTTACCCTGTAACCCCTCATTATGAATTCTCGCATAAGGCTTATCACTTTGCATTACAATACTGTATTTACTTATTTTACGGTATCGTATGCTTCGACTTAAATCACCTGTTTTTATTAATATTCCCCTATTGGTATCATTTACACGTTTGCCGCTTCTCGTTCGGTATTCTTTTCTTTTTCTTGGTTGCCACTTTTCGAGTGACTCATCAGTAAAACCTTGGTTATAAAATGAATTTACATAATGGTTTTTAGCATCATTTCCCATAATGGTTACCATTCTATCAACTTCTTGCTGAAACTTATTAAAGTGATCCAATATTTTTTTATGTTCTTTAAACATTAATTCAAGTGAATATAAAATAATTGAACCATGGAAAGTTTAAACCTGTTTTTCTCAATCAAACGGCAAAAGAAATAACCGGTTGACATTCTCAACTGCTCGTTAACGTTTCCTTTATTTATATAATTTGCTATCAATACGGTATAGGTAAATCAAAATTCTTTTTTGCCAGTTCTTTATCGCCTTTTTCTACTTTAAAATACGGGTGTTTTTTACTGTAAACTATTCTGTCTTTTCCGGGGTTCATTCTAAACAATTCGGGAACACTTTCCGGGCTTTTGAATGTTCGCATATCAGTTAACACACCCTCGTCACTTTGTATTACTGTACACCTGCAATTCCAATCATTAGGAGGAAAGTATAACGACCAAAATTTGTCATCAATTTTTCGTGTAATGTTATCCAATACTTTGTGCTCAGGCCTTACACGTCCATCCCCTACCGTTTTATAGGTAAGGTATGGCATTGTTGCTGCGTTTTGCTCATAGTCCATCCACATTGAAGCGGAACGGCCGGAACTAACTGCCAAATTGTATTCAGCATAAAGATAATTAACGTTGTATGTTTCAAAAGCATCTAAAGCAACTTTTTTAAACTCATTAAACGGAACAATTCCGCTTTCATTGGTTAAAAAGCTACTCATTAAACGCACTTGTTGATATTGTTTAGCACCACTAAACACATAAACATTTCTTCGTAAGTCAAAGAGCATTTTATAATCGGGTGTGCCGTATTCCACATTTCCAATATTAGCACCAAACCCGTTAAACACACCGTTAGTTAAATGTTCGCCAACTTTTTTGTAAGCGGCAACATCTAAACTGTTCGTTGTAATTAATCCCGAATATAACCGATAAATATACTTTTCTGCCTCTTCATCGGTAAATATGCGTGGTTTCTTTACATTCTCTATGTTCCCACAACGTACACACATTACGGGTAATAACTTTCTAAACTGTTATTAATACTTTTTACCGTATTCGGTTCGCTTACCTCAATTACTTCTGTATTGTACTTTTCCTTTATGTATTGAGGTGTTAATTTATATTTGCCGGTATTAATTAGCTTAACGTCTAAGTCGGATTTTTCAAGCAAAGTAAATTCGTCACTTTGTTTTGCAATAATTCTAACGTCATTCATGCCCATGTTAAGGCCATTCATTAAAGGAATTAATTGCATATTGCAAACGTTCTCTAAAAAATACTCATCTTGCCACGAAATGTTTTTTAATATGTTTTCGTGTACCTTTGCGCTGCCAACAAATGATTTTTCGTCGGTTGTTCCTGTTTGGCCTAAAATAAGTTTTGATATTTCACTATTACAGCGGTCAATCATTGTATTGAAAACACCGCTGCCATCTCCTTTGCTTGACTCAATTAATTCAATAACGTCGTCAGTGTTGAACATACCCCAAGCAGAAACACCCATGTTTCTTAGCATGTTTTCCATATTTGAGGAAGTGGCTTTATCTTTAACGTTTGTTTTACCAATTCGTATAGGGGCTCCAAATATTTCTTGGTATTCTGCCCATGCGCCAAGTGCATTCTTTTTCCAAATAACAAGCGGCGCAACTTTCGCAAATAATCCTAAATCTCTTTTCCCCCCAACCGAAATACACCATCTTTTATAAGGGTTTTCAGTGTATTTGGTTCCTGAAAATGCTGCGTAGTTTTCTGTTACAATATCAAATTCAGGCTTTACGTAAATGCGTGGTACAAGTTCAACCGAACTGAACATATCATCAATTACGGAACCGAATTGTATTAATGAGTGCCCGTAAAACTTTGACTCTATTGATAAATCCAAAAAGTCATAAAACCATTTTGATTTTATTATCTTCGTTTTTTCTTCAATCTCTTTCCCGTCTTTGTCAACCACTATCCACTCTTTGCTCAATAAATTTGCTTTTCTCTGCGCAACACACGCCGTTAAATGCGCATCTAACTCAACATCCTTATAGGTTCTGTAAAGTAAATATCTGTTTGGGTATTCTATAGACTCTGCAGAAGTTAAAGCCGCTCGCCATTCTGCTATAGTTTGGCGTACACGGTAAAGCGTAGTTTCTACCTTTATTGTATTACGTATATCGGAAGTAGCAGGTTTATTTACCGATATGTTTTGCACCGGTTCAACCTTATTAAATATATTTATTTCTCTACCGAATATTTTCATTTTAATACATGTTTGTTGTTCGTTCTATTACCCCGTCGCTATTACCCCAACGTATGCTTAATCCTTGGTCGGGAATAAGAGTAGGGCAGTCTAATGAAACATCACCTTTTCCAACTCTTTTCAAAAATGCAATTGCCCCGCCTGACTGGTTCGGGCTATTGCCGTCATAACGTTCTTTTCGTAAATCGGGAACATTTCGAGGATTAATACGAGAATGCAAATGGTATAATGTAATATCCATTAAGTGCATTACTATTTGTTGGTTGCGGTTATCCCCTGCCGTCCAATATAGTGTGTTTGTTGGGTATTCGTTTGTAAGTGTGTATTGTGCGCCTTGTGCCCAGTACCCTTGAGTAGTTGGTACAATTCCTTTTACTGCTCTTAGTGCCGTATAAACATAATCTTTATACCACACTTGTGCATTTACCGCATAAGTTGTTTCGTGATCATATTCAGGCTGAGGAAGTGTAACGTAAAAAAACTTCTTATCATCACAAACATAAGTCCATTGTGCACCGTTCCAAGCACCGGGTGCGCTTCCTGCAGTTGACGAATAAATTTTACTTTGGTAAACTACTCTTTGCCCGGTTGTATATGTGTTTAAAGCAGAAAAAGCGGCCTCGCTATACTGTACTAAATTTAACCCTTTATAAACTGTTGACAAATTGAACGGCGAGGCCGAATCTGTTCCGTAAAATATTCTTGCTGTGTCGTATCTTTGCTTTAAGTATGAAGTCATTTCGGACTGTGCCGCCTGCTCCACATCTTTTAGCGTTTGCATATTTTGCTCGATAATTTGTTGTAAATTACCGTCCTGAATGGTACGCAAATAATCTGTATCGGTTAGTAGTCTTCCCATTTTTTACAAAAATAGCATAATTTAACCCTTTGGTTTTGTGTTGTTACAATTTAATTAGGCAACTCGTTGTTGTTTATCTCAATCTTTAACGGAATTTTGTTTACTTTCAGCGTGTGTACTTTGGCATCAATCATTGCCAATTCTAAGTGCATTTTATCCAATATGAATTTTACAAAATCCTCTTTCAGTTTTCTGTAATTTGTTTGCCTTGTTTTTATAAAAGTATCGGAATGGATTAACGTGTTGGTTGTTTTATCCTCGAAATAGAAAGTAAAGCACCGCTTTTTATCTATTGTTTGCCATAATGTTTTAACAGTCATTTTTTAATATTTTACTCGTGTGTTAATTGCTCCTTTACCGTAGTGGAAAACTGGTATTGTGTCGCCTGATACAAATTTAATATATTTTTCTTTCAATATCTCACAAACTGCATAATCTGTTAAATCGGTAAAGTGGCCGGTTATTTGTTCACGTGCTTTTGTTGTTGGGTTTGTTTGAACTTCCTTATGTTTATCACCGCTTGCACCCTCTTTTGTGTTTATAAAGTCGTTTATTGTATGTTGGCAGTTATCACCTATGTAAAGCGAAGCCCCTTCAATTTTTCCACAAAGTAAGTAATTCATAAACTGGCCACGCATAACTACCGACGGGTTACTTTGGGGAACTCTAAGAATTGGATTAAATACCGATAAGTAATTTTCAATTAAAGTGAATAAATTATGGCCTTTCTCAAGTTTTACGTCCTGTTTTCTACTGGTTGCATCGCCATAGATAAAAACACCCGATTTGTGATTGCGGTATCTGTTTACTATTTCCCGGCAAACATATTTTAAATCATTATTCGGTGAAACGGCCGCTATCTCATCAATCATTCTAATTTCCTCGTTTATTACTTGAAATATGCCACAAGGCAAATAAGGGTTGACGTTTTCGTCGAATGAAATATGTAACGCTAAATCCGGATTGTAAAAATTATTTCTTACGTTTCTGTCAAGTTCAAATTCTTTGTAAAACTCACCACCTGTTTTAATCTGAATATCCCAGTTACCGAGTACGAACACCTCGTATTGGTACCTTGGTAATAGTTTAACGCTTTCAAGATATGCCGCAGGGATATACGGGTTATCAGTCATGTATGCCTGAACGTATGCAATACCCTTTGGCAAAGCGTTCTTTTTCCATAGATCGTAAAATCTTTTTTTAACCCAGTTGTTTGTCGGGTTACAACTTCCAAGTATTTTAATTGGGCAGCCGGGTGAATGGAACCAAGAGCCGGAACGCTCAATTACTTTGTCAAATGTAATTTCTTGCAGCTCGTTCATTTCATCACAAAATGCGCCGTTAATCTCAAGTCCACGAAAACGGTTTAAATCCTTATCCCTATCGTAACTTTCTGACATAAACACAATTTGGCTGCCGTTATTCCATGTAAGAGTAGAGGTTTGGCCGTTGTATTCTCTTACGTACCTATCAAAACCTTTGTTTAAAAAGTTTTCTTTAAATGTTACGAGCAGTTTTACGTTAAGGTCGTCCCATGAACGGCGAAGCATTAACCACCGGCTATTTGGGTATTGAAAACAAAGTGTAATGATTTCGAGGCAACCCCAATAAGATTTTGCACCCCTGATTGTCAAGCACCCCCGTACAGAACGATTGTATTCTCACTAAGTAACTTGTGAGCCTCGGCCTGCTTGGGGGTAGCACGTATTATATTGTTAGACATAGCGATAAATATTATTCCTATATTTAGTCCCTTTTTTTAAAGCCTTTCTGAATGAACAAGAAAACCCATTCTTTCTCGCATATTCCATTACTCCTTTTTCTCTTGAGATAAAATTACCATTTAAATCTAACACATCAAACTCTCGTGATATTTTATTATCTTTTCCTTTTTTACCCTTATTTGGGCTTACTATTACACCAATAGAATAAGCATGTTTTGTGTTATCTGATATTGTAGACCATTGAAGATTATAAATCCTATTATCATCTTTAATATTATTAATGTGGTGTACAACTTTTAATGATTTTTCGTTTTCTAACCATGTTTCTGCAACAATTCTATGCGCCCTTAAATAATATGGTTTTTTATTTTTAACTAAAACAACAGAAATATACCCATCTTTATCTCGCTTTCCGGTCAATATATTGTGTCCAAATTTGTTTTTTCTTAGCAGGCTTTTTATTCTGCCATGATTAGAAACCTCATACAAGCCCTCAAATCCTTTTACTGGAATAAACTTTTCTTCACTTATAATTTCAGGTATTTTTAACATATACTACTATAGTGTTATCCTTTAGTAATCTGTGTGCTTCCTTCTGTTTGGGTGTCGGTTCTATTCTGTTCTGACCAGTCAACAATTAACGGTGTATCAAATTTGTGAGAATTATCAATTTCCTGCTTTTCAACATAACCACGTTTTTTACCTTTTGTTTTCAGGTAGAAAATTGTTGCTATTGTATCGCCACCTTTTATTTTCTTTAATAATGCTTGCTCTGCAAAGTCGAGGGCTATTTCAGGAACTTCTTCGACTGCTCTTTTAAATTCAGGATCATCCTCTAACCATGTGTAAAATGTTCTACGTGGAACCTCTGCAATTGTACACGCCGCAGTAACATTGTACAAGGTTTTCTGTAAAGCGTTAAGCATTAGCTTTTTACGTATTTCCGTGCTTTTTTGAGCGTTTGCCATTTCTCGGCCAACCTCATTTTGTTTCCTTGTTGCCATACTACAAATATAGCAAAATTACAAATAACTAATACTTGATAGTATTTTTTGTTGGGTTAAATCTGTATTAGGGCTTATAAAAAAAGAAATAATATGAAGGCCTTTTTCTGTTCCGTCGTTCCAGTAGTAGTGTTCTTCGTTTGGGTAATTAACACAAACTAACCTTGGAAATTTTCTTTTCATTTCGGC